TAAAAGAGCCTATTGTTGATTTTGAATCTAGAAATTATTGTTGGAGTTATTTAAAACAATTTGATTTAGATTTAATTTGGCAATTAGATTTTGGAGATGAGATTTACACAGTAGACCAAATTCTGAATACCATTAAATATATTCAAAAGAATAAATATACAGATTGGTATAGAGTCAATTTTAAGAATTTTACATTCGACTATAATCATTATGTTGATGATTTTACTCCTCCAAGAATTCATTGGGTAAAAAAGAATGGAGGAGTAGATAGATTTGTATGGGATAATGATTTATGCTATAAGAATGGTCTTCATAGTAATCAATGTTCTAATATAGTCATTCCTAAATCGATATGTTTCCCATCTCATTATTCTTGGTGTGGAAGTAAAGAGTATTTAAAGAAAAAGGTAGAGTATCAAATGAGATGTCTTGGAACTTGTAGCTTTTCATGGAACGAAAAAGAAGAAAAACTAGAATTTAGTAAAGAATACTATAAGAATAAACCACAGCCTGAATTATTTTCAATATGAAAGAACCTAAAATTTGGATAAGCCTAATGGTACAGAATCAAGTTGACCATATTAAAGAGCTTTGTGAGGATTTAGATTGGTGTGATGGAATTTCTGCCGTAGACCATTTTTCCACAGATGGGACATACGAAGTTCTAGAAAAGAACAAAAAGAAAGGAAAAATAATTCAGATTCCTTGGATAGATTTACATTATGTAAGCAAAACATACTGCCTACAAAATGGAGTAATTAGACCCGGAGATTGGGTTTACGCTTTAGACTCTCAAGAGAGAGTATGCCAAGATTTCGTATGTGATATAAAAGAAAAAATCAAGGGATGGGAATCTCAAGGCATTGGATGTATATTTTGGGGTAAGCCTTTGATATTTAAAAAGAGCTATGGTATGGCTTATTTTGGAAATCCTCATTGTTTTCCGTCTCCAATTTCAGGAAAAGTCCTAAACGTAGAAGACTCATCGACAGTAGTCAAGATTAAGGATGATGAGATATATAGCGGGAGATATCTATTAAATAAGAAAAATCCAGATAATACTATTATCTTTCATGGCTCAAAATATTATTTTTGTGAAATGTCGAATCAGTTAGACATGTTTTATGAAAGATATGGTAAAGAATGTCTTACTTATCATCACCAAATGAGATATGCGTTTCTAACACATTTAGAAAAGATTCTTGGGGAAAAGCCTACTATTTATAATTTCTTAGACTTGGTAAGAACATGGATTAACGGTTCTGCTAGTCCAGACCCACAAATATTAGACTATATTGATTTTGAATTCCCTATAAAAGACGCTATTAGATTAAAAATTCTTGGACAGCATAGAAATGACATAGTTAAAAATAGACATAACTGGAGTTTTAAACATTTTCTTTTAACTAGAGATTCAATTCAGGATAATACAAGTTACGAAGGAACTATTCCTTCTTACGAGAGACAAATGCAAGCAATTAAATAAATATGAATAAATGGCCATTAAATGATAATCAGTTCTCTTTTATTGATAGGATTAAGACTTGTTTGTTTTTTCTTGATAAAAGTAAAAGATGGACTCAAGGAGAAGAGGTAAAATCTTTTGAGAAAGAGATGGCTGAATTTTGTGATAGTAAATATTCAGTATTTGTTTCAAGTGGTTCTACTGCAAACACATTGGTAGCAATGTATGTAAAAGATAATATATACACTCCAGATAAGAATATAGTTGTTCTCCCTTCTGTAACGTGGCAAACTTCGTGTTCTCCATGGATAAGAGAGGGGTTTACTCCAAAATTTATAGATGTGTCTCTAAATGATTTATCTATGGATTTGGATAAGCTAGAAGAATATTTAAATTCTAACTCTAATAGCGTCGCTGCTGTATTTATAACTTCTTTATTAGGTTTTTGCCCTAACATTGAAAGACTAGAGAAACTTCAAGCTAAATTTCCTTCTATTAAATTTGCTCTTGATAATTGCGAAAGTAATTTATCAAAAACGTCTAAATGGGGAGGAGAAAAAAATATATCTCATTTCTTTACTTCGACAACTTCTACATATTTTGGACATCAAATTCAAAGCGTAGAAGGAGGTTTTATTTTTACGTCAAGTAAGGAAGAGTATCAATACTATCTTAAGGCAAGAAATCATGGAATGGTTAGAGGCTTATTAGGATACGAAGATATTCTAGAAGACCCAGAAAAAGAGATATTTAATTCGAAGAGAAATCATCTTGTCGATGGTCGATTTGATTTTTGCCTAATTGGTAATAATTTTAGAAATACAGATATCAATGCATTTCTAGGGAGATTAGATTTAAAAAGAGCTAATAAATATTCTATTCATAGGTCTAAAATATATAATTTCTTTGAGACTAATATTAATAAAGAAATGTACGTTTGTCCTAAGAAATATGAAGGTAATTACTATATCCCTTTCTGTCTACCTGTTATATTAAATTCTGAGAGATTTGGAAATGTGCCTAAAGTAAAAAAAGAAATTCTAGAATGGTGTGATTTAAATGGAATAGAGACAAGACCAATTATTTCTGGAAATCTACTTAGACAAACAGCTTATAAGAAATTTGGAAGCATATCTGATTATCCAATTGCTGAAAAACTACATGTAGATGGATTTTATGTAGGTCTTTATAATGGGGTTAATGAAAAAATGATATTAAAATTAACTTCTTATCTTAATGAAATTGCCTCTTTAAACATAAAATAAACTTTAAAATCAGTCTGTTTTTCAATATAAACAGATATGAATGTTATCGTTACTGGCGTAACCGGGCAAGATGGAAGTTTGATGGTTGACTATTTATTAAAGAATACTGAGTTTATTATATACGGAGTAGTTAGAAGAGTATCCAATCCGAACTATTCAAATTTAAAAACATCAATTGATAATCCTCGTTTTAAGATTATTAGCGGAGATTTAGGGGATTCTCATTCTATTAATAATATAGTACAACAATATAATCCATCGTATTTTATTAATTTAGCAGCTCAGTCTCACGTCCATGAAAGTTGGAGAGTCCCGGAGCAAACATTCGATATAGATGCCACTGGAGTATTGAGAATATTAGAAGCTATTAGAAAATATGCGCCAGAATGTAGATTCTATAATGCTGGTAGTTCTGAGGAGTTTGGGGACGTTGTAAAGGTTCCACAAGACGAAACCCATCCATTAAGGCCAAGGTCTCCCTATGGAGCTGCTAAAGCCGCTGCGAGGCATATAACAAAGGTCTATAGAGAGAGTTATGACCTATATGCCATTCAAGGAGCTCTTTTTAATCATGAGTCCGAACGTAGGGGAGATACATTCGTCACTAGAAGAATTACTAAAAATATAGCTTCTATAAAGAAAAAGATAGACAACAACATTAATTATGAACCATTGGCACTTGGTAATTTAGACTCTAGAAGAGATTGGAGTCACGCTTATGATTTCGTTGACGGTATATGGAAGATGCTTAATCAAGATGTTTATAATAAGGAATTGTCTGAGAAGCTAGATAAACAATTTCCAGTAAATTCTCCAAATGAAGTCTGGCCTTCTTTTGCTGTCAATAAATGGCTATCTAAGAATATTAAAGAATACGTTCTTTCTTCTAATGAGACTCATGCTGTTAGAGAATTTGTTGAGCTGACGGTCGGAAAAGCGTTTAGTGGATGTCGTTTTTATTGGAGTGGGGCGGGGACTAATGAACATTTAATTCTAGACTATAAAGGTAAGGAGTATATTCTAATAACAATTGACTCCAATCTTTTTAGACCCGCTGAAGTAGATTTATTATTAGGAGATAGCACCAAAGCTAGACAAGAATTAAACTGGCTCCCTAAAATCTCTTTCAATCAATTAGTTGATAGAATGATAACCAACGACCTAGAAAATTAAAATGAAAGTTGCATATTTAGATTTTTATGTTCCTCTTTTTGAAGACTACGCATTAAAGCCGAAAAGATATGGAGGAGGAAGAATTTTCGCTAGTTTATTAAAACAGCACGAATGGTTTGATATCTTTTGTGCTGAAGAATGTGCTAATAATATATCTAAGGAAGATAGAAAAGAAGCCTTCCACTTTTTCTCTAAAGATAAAAGAGATTTAGCTTTACAAGGATACCCAATAATTAATCTTATTCCAGAATTAGCTAATTATGATATTATTGTTAGTTGCTATACTAATGTAAAATTAAATTTAACTGGATTAAAAGCTAAATATATTGTTTGGTCTGTTGGCTATAACGAAGATATTCATGAATGTCAAGAGCACTTAATGATATACAATGATTATCAACACCCTAAGATAAAAGGAGGACTAAAGACTAAAATTCATAAATTCGTCCTAGGTAAGCCTATAGAAGATTTTGTAGAGAGAGAAAAGTCTAATTTTATTTTTCAATGCACTAGGCATTGTCCAGAATTCTGTTCTATTGAGGTCGCGTATGCATGTAATCAAGCTGGAATAAAAGCATATTTTGCTGGTCCAATTAATCCTGATTATCCATTGTTAAAATACATAAATAATGTAAATACGTTTTATCTTGGTCAAATAGACGAAGATACAAAAATGCATTTTACGAAAAAAGCTAGATTATATTCTTTAGTCCATAATTGGCCTACTCCATTTAATCTCTCTGCTATCGAAGCTTTAAGCGTTGGGACTCCAATTGTAACGACAAATATCGGATTCTGGCCAAGCTTAATTAAACAAGGAGTCAATGGGTTCTTCACCTATGACGTTAATGGGATAATCGATGCTTATAATAAAGCTCCCTCAATTTTTCAGCGAGATTGTTATGAATCCGCTCTTCCTTACAGCAACAAAGAGATGGAAATGTCTATCGTTAAATGTTTTGAAAACGTTATAAAATCTTGAAAATCCTTCTCCTCATGAATAGAATAATACATGAGTAAAGAAAAAGTTGAGAAAGCTAAAGAAGTAACTATTTCCCCTGCCCAACAGTTGAAAGCTTTGTTAGACGCCAATGATAAAGACCATTACGATAACCACGTACAGGAGCCTGAAGAAGAAGAAGGATATAAAATTAGCACAGGTTCTTTAAAGCTTGATATTGAACTTGGAGGAGGATTAGATGCTGGAGCACATAGATTTATTGGAGTAAGAGAAGGTGGAAAAACAAGTGCGGCTCTTGAAGTAGCAAGAAATTTTCAGCTTAAATTTAAAGATAAAGGATTTGTAGTCTATTTTAAAGCTGAAGGAAGACTTAGCGAAGACTTACTGAATAGGTCAAAAATTGATACTAATCCAGAAAAATTTAAAGTAATACCAAGTAACGTATATGAATTCGTCATAGATACTATGAGGTCTTTAGTAAGAAATAATAAGACGAAACATAAATATATGTTTATTATTGATTCTATTGATGGTTTAATGACAAGAGCAGAGCTCGAAAAAACCACTGAAGAAAGTGTCGCAACAGCTAGTAGTGCGAGAATGCTTTCTATTCTATTTAAGAGAATGTCTCTTGCTTTATCTGAGATGGGACATTTAGCTTTGTTTATCTCTCAAGAAAGAGGACAAATTGTAATTGATAAATACGCTCCAAGAGCTCAAACTCAAGGAAATTCTTCTGGAGGAAACGCAATTCAGCATTATGTAAATTTTGCTATTAATTTTAAACAAAGAAATAAAGCTGACTTAATATTTGAAGATGGTGAAGAAGGTGGTAAAATTATTGGCCACTGGTGTAAAGTTCAGCTACTTAAAACAGTAAATGATAATTCTAATACAGAAGTAAGATATCCAATTAAAAGAGGAAGAGGGGTTTGGAGAGAAATGGAAGTCGCGGATATTACGCTTCAATGGGATTTTTATAAAAAGAAAAATAATATAATGTATCAACTTCTAGAAACAGAACATCCTCTTATTAGAGAACTTAAAAATAAATTTGGAGATAGAATTCAGCCAACCTTCAGAGGATTAAAGAATTATTATGATTTCTTTGAAGACCCCGCTAATGCAGATATAGTCAACTTTTTATACGAAGAGTACAAAAAAATTCTACTTTCTAATACAAATGCGCCTCTTTGATGTAAGGGGAAACCCAAGAAGTAAAAATGTAGAAAGATTCCGAATAGATTGGGACAAGCCTTCTCGCTCCAATATTCAGTTTCATGTCAAGCAGTTTTTAAAGCCCTATTGGGCAGGACACGTCTTGTACGAAGAGTTTCCAGTTTATGGAACCAAACTGAAGGTTGACATTATCAATTTTACTCGTAGAATCGCTATAGAGGTCCATGGAGACCAGCACTTTAAATTTAACAAACACTTTCATAATGGGAGTAGAACTAATTGGCTTAATTCCATTAAGAGAGACGACCAGAAATTAGTATGGTTAGAAAAAAATAACATACAAGTCATAGAAATTCTTCAAGATGAAGCGCCAAACGTTTCTGAAGAGTTCTTCTTACAAAAATTTGGAATATCTTTGCCGTAATGTCAAAAAATCTTTATTCTCTTACTCTAGAGCGACGAGCTCTTGGAGGTCTAATTAAATATCCAGATATTTATAACGATATCCATTCTTTCATAAAATACGATGATTTTTACCAATCTATCCATGAAAGTATTTTTATTGTCACTACTCAAAGAATAGAGAAAAATTTAAAATGTGAAGCTACTTTAATTTCTCAGGATTTAAAGAATATTGGAATTAAAAGCAACAGTGATATAGATATATTTGATTATATTGAAGGTCTGACATTCTCTCAAATTTCCCCTGATGGGGCAAAGGAAGCTTTTAAAGAGATTCATGAATTAAAACTGAAGAGAGATTTAGCAGAGAATCTTAAGAAAGCTTTAGATTACGTTAACTCTTCTGCCGATAAGTCTATTGATGAAGTAGTTACAAATACCGACTCTCTCTATAATCAAGATATCAATGCTATATTATCCTCTGAAAAACCAGTGGATATTTTTAGTGATATTGACTTAATCGTGGAGGAAAGAGGAAATAATCCAGTTAATGATATTGGTTATCCAACTCCATTTCCATGCTTCAATCAATTCAATGGCGGACTAAGACCTAAAAATATTTACGCTATTGTCGCCCGTCCGGGACAAGGAAAGAGCAATTGGCTAATGGAAATGTCATTTGGAACATCTTTAGTTAATGATTTTAACGTCAAAGTTTTGTATCTTGATACAGAAAATGAACAAGAAGACGTTAGAAACAGAATGCTTTCTTCCATTAGTGGGGTTCCATTTTGGTATTTAGAGACTGGAAATTGGAAAAATCACGCTGAGTATGAACCAAAGATTCGTAAAGCGTTAAAGTCAATCAAAGACAATAAATATACTTTTCATTTTTACAAAGTTGCTAATAAGAGTATTGAGCAAATTTGTTCTTATGCTAGAAGATGGCATTCAAAAAACGTAGGAAGAGGAGGGAAATGTATTTTAGTTTATGATTATATTAAGTTAACTACAGAGAAAGTTGATAAAAATTGGGCAGAACATCAAGCTATCGGAGATAAAATCGACAAGATAAAGAATCTAGCTGGAGAATTAAATGCCGTTGCTTTAGTAGCAATGCAATTAAATAAATCAGGAGATAGTCAAAATAAGAAGAGTCATGAATTGAATGATGATTCATCTGCTGTTGCCTTGTCAGACCGATTGCAGTGGTTTGCTAGTTATGTCGGGCTATTGAGGCCTAAGACAATAGATGAATTAGAAATTGATGGTCCAGAGAATGGAACGCATAAACTAATTAAGATTAAAGGAAGATTCCAAGGTAAATCTGCTACTGGACATTCCGATTTAGTTAAAAGAAAAATTAACGGAAAATGGTTAATGCTCCAGAACTATATAAACTACAATATTGATAATTTTAAGCTTGAAGAAAGAGGCACTTTACGCGATATTCTACAAGACCCTAGGAAGAGTAATATTACTACTCATGAAGAAGACCCTAGGGACTATTCTGGTAAAAACAAACTACTGTGAAAACTCTTAAAGAAATACTTTCAGATATAGGTTATTTTCCGATTTTAGAAACGGCAAAAGAGTTAAGGATGCGCCCTATTTATAGGGAGTCTGATAATAATACGTCTTTGTGCGTTTTTAAAGATACTGGAAGATGGGTGGATTTTGGCTCTTCTGAAAGCGGCGGTTTTAACCAACTAATAGCTAAGACTTTAGATTTGTTCTCTGGAGATGTAGTAGCTTATACTAATAATTTTAGTTTTGAAGTCGAAAACAAAAGCGTTTTTGAACACTCTCCAAAAATATTTTCAATTAATGATTGTGGTTCAATGAATATCAACGAGAATCTTACTTATTGGAATAAGCGTGGAATATCATGTGATACCTTAGAACAATTTAGAAGTGGAGTTTGCAAAAGTGGAAAAATGATAAATAGACATATTTTTCCTATATATAACGAAAGAATGTCTATCATAGGATTTAGCGGGCGAGATATAACCAACAACGATAAAAGGCCTAAATGGAAACACTTAGGTAATAAAAGCTTTTGGGTTTATCCTTTGTTTTTAAACGAGAAAGAGATAAGAGCTAAGAAATCTGTCATCCTAGTTGAGAGTATTGGAGATTGCCTAGCTCTATTTGAAGTTGGAATTAGAAACGTAATAGTCTTATTTGGTATTAAAATTAACAAATCAATCCTTTCTAAAATAGTATCTTTAGACCCAGATAAGATTTATATTAGTTTAAATAACGATAAGGATAATAACCTTATTGGAAATAAAGCATCTGTTAAATTAAAAACCACATTAGAAAAATATTTTGACGAAGAGCAAATAATTATAAAACTCCCAAAGAATAAAGATTTCAACGACGACTTATTAAAAGATAAAAAATCCTTAGTTTCTTATTTTAATGAATAAATTCTTATTTGGAGTTCCTGATGGAATTTGGCTAGCTGTTATTGGCTCTAGAGACTTCACTGATAAAGAAGTCTTATTTGAAAAGCTAGATAAAAATGAATCAAAGATAGCTTTAGTCGTTAGCGGAGGGGCTCGTGGTGCTGATACACTAGCAAAGGAGTGGGCTGAAAGCAGGGGCAAGCCACTACTGACGTTTTACGCTAAGTGGAAGAATAAAGATGGCTCAACCGATAAAGGAGCTGGATTCAGGAGAAATAGATGGGTTATGGAAAATGCAGATTACGTCTTGGCTATGTGGGATGAATCTAGCAGCGGAACAGCTCACGCAATAGAAATAGCAAAACAATTAAATAAAAAGGTACATGTCTACAACTTCAAAACAAAAAAGCAATCAGTTATCTGAAAAGCCAAAGCTTTCTGCATCTAAAATTAAAACGTTAGATGATTGCACATGGAAATATTACTGTAATTATATTCTAAAGTTACCTCAACTAAGTAACTCTGGAGCTAAAAGAGGAACCGTCTCCCATGTCGTTTTCGAAGTATTGATAAAGCCAAGTCATAGAAAACATTTTGATAATATATCTAAGAATGGTCTTGCTTCATGCAAGTCAATGAAAAAACTTGTTGATAAAAACGCTAAGAAATTAGGTATATACAATGATGAAGATTTATCATTAATCCATAGCATGGTCGATATCGGTCTAAAAAATGATTTTTATTGCGAAGGACATGAAGAGCTTCACGCGGAAAAAGAGTTCTTTTTAGAGTGCGATTCATTTATCGTTAATGGATTTATTGATAAACAAGCTAAATATAAAAACAAACAAGTAAGAATATTCGATTACAAAACGAGTAAGAAGGTTTTCTCCGAAGAGGAGTTAAATAATAATCTGCAAAATTACATGTATTCTTTAGCTTGTTATAAAACAGAAGGAGTAATTCCAAAAGTTACTTTTCTCTTTTTAAGATTCCCCAAGAAAGCTATTCAACACGCTCCTCAATGTACTGAAAATCAACTAATTGGATTTGAGGCGTATCTATCATATATTGCTGAGATAATAAAGAACTTTGACGAAAAGAAAGCTAAAACAAAAATGGCTTTCCATAACAAAGAAAAATATTGGCTCTGCGGAAGAAATAAATATCCGGGCGAGACTAAAGAAAATGGAGAACTTGTATGGGGATGCGAGTGTAAGTTTAAATTCTCATATTACGTGCTCAAAAATAAAGATGGAAAAATCATAGCTTCAGCTTTCGAAAAAGATGAGTTGACAGAGACAGATGAAAATAAGATATTTCCTATGGAGTATGCTGGATGTCCAGCGTTCAATAAGCCAATCAATTTTTAATGAATACTATCCCACTCTTTAAGAGTCACTTCTCTATAGGCAGGTCAATTCTTACTTTAGCGAAAAAGGGTTCGTCTGAAGCCAACGGCTCTGATTCTATCGTTGATATAGCAATTGAAAACAATCTCAAAAGGGTTGTCCTCATCGATGATTCCTTTTCTGGATTTATTGAAGCGTCTAAAAATTTAACCGACGCTGGAATTAAATTAACTTTCGGAATAAGAATGATATGTGTTAGTGACGCTTCTGATAAGACTGAAGAATCTTTATCTAAAGAACATAAGGTAATCGTTGTTGCTAAAAATTACAATGGATATAAAAAGTTAATTAAAATATACTCCAAAGCCGCTACGGACGGATTTTATTACGCGCCTAGGACTTCTTGCGAATGGTTGAAAGAACACTGGAACGATAACGACTTAGATTTATGGATTCCTTTTTATGACTCTTATATTTATAAGAACATCCTGACATCAAATGTTTGCGTACCTGTTTTTAATTTTACTGAGCCAAAATACGTTTACGAAGATAATTACTTACCATTCGATAACTTAATTCAAGATAGAATCAAGGATAAACTAGTTATTCCTGCTAAAAGCATCTACTATAAGAATAAGCGTGACTTTAAAGCTTATCTTACATTTAGGTGTATTAATAATAGAAGCAGTCTGGATAAGCCAGAGCTTGAGTTTATGTCATCCGATGAATTTTGTATGGATTCATGGAGGGAACAAAACCCGAAAGGAATTGATGTCTCATAAAAAAATATTTGGATTTAAAGAACAATTAAATGTTGGTAATAGCGGTGAAGACCTATTTATTAAATTATACAAAGATTTAAATCCAAGTAAAGGAGACGGTAAGATAGAAGACATTATTCTTAAAGATGGAAAAACGGTAGAAATAAAAACAGACTCATACGATATAAATAAAACTCCTAATCTATTTATAGAACATTATGGTAATATTTCAAAGAAAAAATTTGGTGGTCCTTGGAGAGCTTCAAACGATAATATCGACTATTTCGTTTATTTATTCATAAAGCAGAAACATTTCTTCTGGTTTTCTCCGAAAAAGCTTGTTGAGAGGGTTGAGTTGTTGCATAGTAGGAATATGGTAGAATCCAAGTATATCAGAAATCCGCATTATGAAACTCTTGGGTATATAGTTAATAGAGATTTGCTATCAGACATTATTATTAGAGAAGATAATTTTAAATGAAAGAACTAATTCGTTTTAGAAAAGACGTAAAACTTTGTTTTATCGATTGTGAGACATTGAATCTATGTCTAAATTACTGTCATAATCTTCCTTGGCAGATAGCCGTTTTGGATGTAGTGGGAGAGAACATTGTAGACTCTCTTGATATCCTTATAAAATGGGATACTGAATTAAAGATTAGTGAAGATGCGGCGAGAATTACTAGATACTCACAAGAAAAAGTGGATACATTAGGAACATCTCCAGAACAGGCGTTTGCTCAAATATATCCAATACTAGAAAATAGCGAGTATATTATTGGTCATAATGTTCTTGGATTCGATATTTTTCTTATCTATGAAATGTATAAGATGTTTGGCAAAGACCCAAGAAGACTTTCTAATAAATTCATAGATACTAATGCAATTGTTAAAGGAATCAAATTAAATATTCCATATAATCCAGCAGATAATTTTTTAGAATATCAATATAGAATGATTAATATTAGGCAAAAAGGTTTAAAAAGTAATCTTAAATTAACTGCGGAAGAGAACGGAATTACCTTTGATGAGAATATGTTGCACGATGCCTTATACGATTTGAAGGTCAATAAAGAGGTCTGGGATAAACTAAAGTTTAGAGTAGACATTTAATCGTGTAAAATAGCTTGTATGGCAAGCTTAGATTTTATTGAAGATATCTCACAAAACTTAAAAAAAGATAAAATCGATTATATTATCATAGCTCTAAGAAGAGGAAAGAGAAGTAAAAAGGCTAATGCGAATATTTATCTAAATATCCCAAATAAGAAATCGAAACAACTTTTTCAAAATTTACTATTTGATTTACAGAACCAGTTAGAAGAATAAGTTAAAATAAATATGCATCAATATCTTGATACCATAGACTCTTTTGAGTCTTATGACTTGCAAATTCATGGCGTTAGACTTCCCGAATTTTCAATCCCAGCAGAAGAACTCACTAAACTAAATCTTTCAAAATGCACTAATTATGAATTTCTAAGAAAACTATGCTTGAATGGATTTAGAGAACTTAATTTAACTAAAGGGTCTTCTGAGTATCAAGAATATGGTGAAAGGGTTAAGCGGGAATTAGATACGATATCTGAACTTGGATTCACAGATTATATTTTGCTTGTTTGGTTAGTAATGAACTTCTGTAAAAAGAAAGATATTCCCGTTGGTCTAGGTCGTGGCTCTGCGGCTGGTAGTTTGGTATTATTTCTAATTGGTGTTACTAAAGTTGACCCAATTAAATATGGATTATTCTTTGAGCGTTTTATTTCCAAGACGCGAGCTAAAAAGAAAGTAGTTGATGGTATTACTTATCTCGACGGTTCTCTTATGTGCGATGTTGACATGGATATTTGTTATTATCGCCGCCATGAGGTTTTGGAGTTTCTTGATACTACGTTCAAAGGCAAGACTGCGAAAATTCTAACGTTGAATAGCTTAAGCGGAAAACTTCTTATTAAAGAATGTGGAAAAGTCGCTGGAAATAAATCAGAGACAGAAATGATAAATGTAGCTGGAATGATTCCAAAAGTATTTGGTAAAGTGAAAGACATTCACGAAGCTTACGAAATAGTTCCAGAGTTTAAAGAATGGTGCGACGAAAATAAAGAAGTCTATAAAATTGCTCTAAAACTTAGAGATTTAATTAAGAATAAAGGCGTCCATCCTTCTGGTATTCTCCTTTCCTATGGAGAACTTCAAGAAAATTGCCCAGTAGAATTGTCAAGTGATAAAAATATTGTTTCTGGATTTGATATGGAATGGGTAAGTTTAATTAATGTTAAACTTGATTGTCTTGGGCTTAGAAGCGTATCTGTTGTTGATGATGCATGTAAAGCTATTGGTAAGAAAATGACAGAGATAGATTTAACGGACCCTATTATTTATCAATCGCTCCAAGATTTAAAGTCTCCACATGGAATTTTCCAAATCGAAGCTGATACTGCATTTAGTTCGTTAAAGAAGATTAAGCCAAAGAATCTAGAAGAGTTAAGCGGAGTGCTAGCTATTGCTAGACCGGGAGCTATGCAATTTTTGGACGAGTACGCTTCTTTTACTAACACAGGAACGGCTAAGTCGATTCATCCATTCTTTGATGATATCTTTGGTGTTACTGGTGGTCAATGTCTATATCAAGAGCAATTAATTTCTGCTATTAGAAAGATTGGGTTCTCTGCTGAAGAAGGAGAGACGGTAAGAAGAATTGTAGGTAAGAAAAAACCTGAAGAAATGAAGCTTTGGAAGCAGAAGATTATTGATAAGATTGCTGAAAATAAATTAGATAATGGAATTATTGATGTAATTTGGAAAATTGCTGAAGACAGTGCAAATTACTCATTTAATAAATCTCATTCAATTTCTTATGCAAGTCTTTCAGCTTTAACTGTTTATCTTAAGTTCCAGTATCCTCATCAATTCTTTTTGTCTCTTCTCAAGATGACAAAGCATGAGCCAGACCCTAGGGCTGAAATTACTAAAATTGGACAAGAGATTGGTCATTTCGGTATTCGTATTTTACCTCCTGATATATTTAAGTCAGAAATGGACTTCTCCCTTGAGAATAATAATATTAGATTTGGTCTTCATTTCATTAAGGGGATTAGCGATAGTTCAATCGAGAAGCTTAAAATATTCAAAGGTAACGAAGCTCAAAAAACTAAATTTCAAATATTCCAAGCTGCGGAAGAGGCGGGATTATCAATTAGCGTGCTATCTGCATTAATACAAGCGGGAGCATTTGAGTCCTATCGAGAATATAGAAGCTATACGGTATTAGAAGCTCAACTCTATAATATTCTATCTGATAAAGAAAAACAAGCGATGGCTCTTTTTGGACAAGCTCACAATTTTAATATAGTCCTTCTTCTTAAAGACCTTACTACTAAGATGGATGAAAAAGGTAAACCGTTCGTTAAGCCTTCTAGGCTAGCTACTATAAAAAAGAAGTATGAGCCGTATAAGAAAATCTATGAACTTAATTCTAGAAACGAAGAATTCGCTAATTGGTACTATGAACAAAAATTGATGGGTTATAGTTGCGGTAAGAAGCTCAAAGACGTATTCTCTGAAAAATACAAATTTCTCAAGTACGTTGAAGAGGTCGTTAATGCTCCATTAAAAACAGAAGTAAGATTCGTTGGTAAAGTTGTAGACCAATTAGTAAGTAATAGCAAAAAAGGTAAAAAATACCTTAAGCTTACTATTGCTGATGAGACCGGAACGATAACGGTTCTTTCTTTTGGTGATACTATTGATGAGATTAAGTCTATCAATGGAGATAAGTTACCAAATGAAAATAATATAGTTTATGTCTCTGGCAAAAAACAAGGTGATGCCGTATTCGCGAATATGGTTCATACAGAAGACAATAAGATTTATATTAAACTTGGAGAATTAACGAAAGATTTAGAAAAAATTGAAAAAGACGAAAAAGTAGGTATAATTAATTAATCAATAATCGCACAATATGATACAGCTATATAAACCAAATAAGAATAATACGGGTCATGCCTTCTCAATCAAATTGGTTGGCGACGCATTCATAGCTACATTGCTTAAACAAGCTCAGGCTGGACAAGAAAAGAAGGGAGCTTTTTCTGGGAATAGGAAGCAAGTTGGAAAAGAGATTAACGTAAAAATTAATGCCACTGAAGCTTGTGGAATGATTGACGCAATGGAGAGAAATGTTAATTGGAACACTCTTCATGATAATCAAGCTAAAAATAAGTATGTAAAAATTGTATTTGAGCCTTATGTAAGATTAGATAACGCAACTAAGGTAGAGAAACAACTTGGCTTTTCTTTTCAAATTTCAGAAAATCCAAAGGATAATAGTCAACAAAAGGCTAATTATGCTATCGGATTTACTTTTGGAGAATCCGTTCTTTTAAAGAATGCTCTTTTAGTTGGAGTTAGGACTATTTTATTAAATGAGCAAAGAAAGCAAGACCAATACAGAGAAAAGGGAAAGAATAATACCCCTGCTCCTGCTCCATTAGAAAGCCCAGAACCTAGCGACAGCGCAGAGCCTTCTCAAGAACCAGATTTTGCTGCTGGCGAACAACCCACTTCAGACGACACTGTAACATTCTAATATAATGCGTAAGAAAAAGATAGTTTTTCATAGTGATTTCTCGTTGGCTAAAACTGGATTCGGGAGAAACGCAAAGGCTTTATTGTCATATTTATACAAGACTGGAAAGTATGATATTGTCCATTATAGCTGTCACGTTGTTGATGTCCTACCAGACTTAGCTAAAACACCATGGAAATCTGTCGGCGCTATGCCCTACAATCAACAGGAGGTTAATAGCGTTACTCGTAATGCAGAGGGTGGAGATAAGGAGAGAATAATTCGCTCCATGTGGTATGGAGCTTATAACTTGGATAAAGTAATTCTAAGTGAAAAGCCTGACTTCTATTTTGGAGTTCAGGACATCTGGGGCGTTGATTATTCTATCGATAAGCCTTGGTTTAATAAAATCAATTCTGTTATTTGGACGACATTAGATTCTTTACCTCTACTTCCTAATGCTGTAAGCCAAGCTCCAAAAATCAAAAACTATTGGATGTGGAGTTCGTTCGCTACTGATGAAATGCATAGGTTAGGTCATAATCACGTAAAAACGGTTCATGGAGCTATTGATACTTCATTCTTTTATCCTTTTAACGAAGATAGAAAATTAGCGTTAAGAAACTATCATAACATAGAATCTGATAGATTTTTAATCGGTTTCGTATTTAGAAATCAATTAAGAAAATCTATTCCTAATCTTATTGCTGGCTATAAAATTTGGAAAGATAAGAACCCTAATCAGAAATCTGGACTTCTATTACATACCTGTTTCTCAGAGGGCTGGAATATTCCAAGTCTAGCTTCTCAAAATGGAGTTGACCTAAATGATATATACGCTACGTATGTATGCAGGAATTGTAGTCACTATCATGTAAGACCATTCGATGGAGAGGAGAAGGCTTGTAGAGCTTGTAATCAGCCGAAGTCAATGTGTACGGCTAATCTTAGTAATGGAGTTACTGAAAATGAATTAAATGAAGTATATAATTTAATGAATGTCTATTGCCATCCATTTACTTCAGGAGGGCAGGAAATTCCAATTCAAGAAGCTAAACTCGCTGGATTGATAACATTAGTTACTAATTATTCATGTGGCGTTGAAATGTGTAAGCATGAGGCTTGTTCTATCCCGTTAGAATGGGAAGAGTATAGAGAATTTGAAACTCAATTCATAAAAGCTACCACTTTAAAAGAATCAATTGCGGATTCGATTCAGCTAGTTTATACGATGTCGAAAGATAAGAAAGATGAGATGTCTAGACTTAGTAGAATTTGGGCTGTAGAAAATTTTTCGATTAATAGTATTGGAAAGCAGATAGAAGAATTCTTAGATAGTCAACCTGAAATAGATTGGGACAGTAAAGTAACCATTGTTCCTAAAAATCCAATCGCTAATATAAATCAAGGTCTTAGGGACTCAGATTATGTTAAAGAGTTATATAAAAATATTCTAATAATGGATATTGATGAATCTGATAGTGGATATCAGCATTGGATGCATCAACTATCTAATGGAGTTCCAAGACAAACAATCGAGCAATTCTTTAGAGAAACGGCAGATAATGAAAATAAAAAGCAGATTCAAAGTCAGCCGGTCCAATCAGAACAAAAAAATGGTATAGAAGCTTATTTAGACGCAAATGATGAAGGTAAGAGAATTTTATATGTAATTCCTAATGGAATTGGTGACGCTATATTGTCTACATCTTTGTTTAAATCTATCAAAGATACGTATCCAGAATTTAATCTATATGTAGCTACTGAGAAGCCTAATTTTGATGTGTTTGTAGCTAACCCTTACATTCATAAAATAATTCCTTATTCTCAAGAGTTAGATAATCTTTTATACTTAGAAGGAATTGGAAATCATAAAGGATTTTTTGAAATAGCCTTTTTACCATTTTTAGGTACTCAAAGAATGTTAAATTGGGTTCATAACGGAAAAACAAGAATCGCTTATCAAGATTTGAGAGTTTAATATGCATTTAATTGAAACCTACGCAACTAATGTTGGAGTCCAAATAGGAAAACCATATATTTATGAAAAATTTATTCCTGTATCAAAGGAAAAATATATAGTTTTTCATCCGCATTCTAAGCCCGCCAAGACTTATGATTATTGGCAAGACGTACTAGAAATCCTTCTTCCTTTATTAGAAGGAACTGGAATTTCAATTTTACAAGTAGGAGAGCAAAAAGAAAGACCATACAACGGAGCTATAAATTATCTTGGACATACTGATATTAACCAATGTGCATTTTTAGTTAGAAACTCTATAATGGTCTTAGCTGTAGATAGTTTTATCGCTCATTTAGCGGGAATGTATGATAAACCCATCGTTGCTTTATATAGTAATAATAATATAAATAACGTAAAACCTTATTGGGGTAATACTGACAAACAAATACTATTAGAACCAAAACGTAAAGAAGGAGAAAAACCAAGTTATTCTTTAGAAGAGAATCCAAAATCTATTAATAAAATAAGTCCAGAATCTATTGTTGATTCTGTGTCAAAATTATTAAATTTAAATTATAAGAAGGAATTTGAGACTATTTATACTGGTCCTTTGTATCAAGGTCGAATGCTTGAATTAGTTCCTGACCAAGCCATTGATTTAAGACAGTTAAATCTTACTTCTGTAATCGTTAGAATGGACTATCTATTTAACGAGCAAATGTTAGCTCAACAAGCTTCTCTTAGTGAAGTCTCGATAGTTTCTAATGCTCCTGTAAATATCAATTTATTAGTATCTATTAAGCATAGAATTAATCAATTCGTATATATTATTAAAGCTAATAATCATGACCCTAATTTCATTAGAGACATATTAAAAATTGGAATTAAGGTTATATTAATTAGCTACGAGACTAAAGAAACAATAAATTCGTTAAAAATTCATTATATGGATTATGGACTCATTATCGATAAAAATAATGATATTCCAGATGAAATTAAAAATGGATTAGCTACTCATTATAGAAATGGAAAATTTATTTTATCCAAAGGCAAAATATATCCTAGTTTGGAAGCTTGGAAAAAGAATTTGCCAGTAGACAATTTTACTCCGACTGTCAAGCCTATTGATTCATCATTCTCTAGCAATTTCTATAGAGAGAAAGACCATCACGCATTCTTGACAAAAGTCTGATAGCTCTTTATGATACAAGATATGTCAAATGTCCAAGAAGCCCAAATTGGGCCAGTACCTCCTAGAGTTTTCAAAAGAAATTCTCATGGTCTTTTAATTGATGTAGAATACATTTTTACTCCAGAAGGATTAGTTGATTATCGAAAAATGCTAAAGCCTGAGCATTTAGTTCCTAATTCTGCAAAAACAGAAGAAACGGACATTACTAAGATTCCAGATGAGAATTTGATTATTCTTTTAAGCGGTATTAAATATTTAGCATTTCTTCGTGGATTCAGCTCCGTGACGTATAAGAGCATGGCGGCTCATCCATCCTACGTCGCAACTCAATGCGCCATTAAATGGATTCCAAACTACGAGACGCTTAATAGCGAGATTGTCTTTGAATCAATGGCTGACGCATCTAAAGATAATACTGAGGGGTTTGCTAATATATACCTAGCAACGATAGCTGAAAATCGAGCTTTCGCGAGAGCTGTTCGAAATTTCCTAAGAATTAATATCGTGTCTAAAGAAGAAATTAAAACTGAAGATGCTAATAAAATAGAAGCTTCTCCAGATATTTCTACAGACCCTCATCCAAAATTAAAAGAAATGATGGCAAAGGGTAATATTACTTTTAACTTTCTAAAAGAAAAATTGACTTCTGAAGGTGTTGCAGAAGCCAAAGATTGGAATAGTGTTGAAGATATTTCAAAACCCGTCGTCTTTGACCTTATTGGAAGAATTAGTAAAAAACTTCAAGAAAAAGAATCAAAAGCAAAATCTTAAGAGCGATTCATTTTAATTCCTAAAATTTCTACATTACTTAGAACGAGCGGGTAAGGTAAATCCTGACCCGACTCGTTTCTTCTATTTACTCTTATCAATACAGCGTTAGCTTCATTTCTCCAAGAAAGAGTACCTGTATTTATACCATATCCAGAATTTAATGTCGTGTATGGACTTATATTGGCTAGTCCGCTGGAAACAATTCCAGTTCCAATTCCAGTTCCGGTTAATAAACTAATTTCTAAATACCCAGTCGTCCCTAACGTATAGCCAGTAGAATGAGTAGTTAAATTTATATTAAATATTTGGCATTTTGATGGAAAGCTAAACTTCATCCATTGGCCAGTTACGGTATTTGTTCTACAATAAGTTCCAGTATTATTATCTACTGTTTTATATTCATTATAGGTATTCGTATCTCCAGATGGATAAGTAGACGTAATAGTGATTCTAGTACTTGCTGATTGAGCTAAATTAGTTAAAGGATTGATTACTAAAGCTCCGCTAAGATATCCAGTTCCAGCAATATTCTCTACTACTAAATCATACATTCCAGTTCTTATAGCTTGTCCAGTTAATAAAGTATTTCCGCTATAACTAGATGGAGCAGATAAAGTATGCTGAAACGTAGAAGCTAGTCCTAATAAATCATTTTGAGCCGTTGATATTAAATATTGAACCCCAGTAGTATCAGCCGGTTTTGAATTAACGTTATAAGCCTTATCCCAAATTATAATAGACCTACCATTAGCGGAAGCTCCACTTCCAACTAGCGAGACTTTAGTCAAATTAGTTAAGTTAGTTCCTACTATTAACTCAGTTAGTTTATCACCAGAAGTAATAGTAATTGGGTAACTAGACGTTATAATAGGAGCATCTGGAATATAAATGAAATCTCCAGTAGAGTCATAGGTAGATGTACTATCCGATTTAAATATATAAAATGGACCAGTCACGGCATCTCTTGGAACTATACCTGTTAAAGTTTGACCATCTATTCTGGAAAATCCAGTCACTTGACCATTAAAAGAAACTTTATAAGAATCATCCCCTAAGTTATACATCATGTAATCTTCAAAATTAACTCCAGATATAGTTAATGATGAAAAAGCCTGTCCGCTCTTAATGCTTAAACCAGTTATAAAAAGTTGTGGAGAGAAATCGTATTTAGAGGTTGTGATTTGGAAACCATTATTAATAATTTTTACATATCCTCTTGTATCTCCATTTGGAACGGTTAATTGAATTACTCCAGTATTTATTACAGAATAAGGAGCGTATATATCATTAATATAAGTTAAAAAGATATTTGAAAAATTAGCTCCAGAAACAGTAATTATGTCTCCCGGAATTCCAGTAGTAGGGTAGAAACTATCTATTACAGGTTTAGCGTAAAAATTACTTGAAGAGACTCCTGACTTATATCTAGAATCAGAAATTACAGAAATAGGACCATTCAATTCTCTTCCCGGAGAAACAGCAGCAATTATATTTGGATTTAAAATGCTAAAAGAAGCTTCTCTATCATTAAAAAGAACTCTAGATATTTTATAGAAATTAGAACCATTAATGTATACCGTATTTCCTGATATAATATTAGTAGGAGCAAACGAATCGACGTTAATAGATGGATAATTGATAGGAATCCTTGTGTTAGAGTAAGTATTATCTTCAAATGTATCTACTTTAATATATCCAGAATTTTGATTTGGAGCTATAACTGTATCAATTCTTGTATCACTAATTACTTGATAAGAACTTGCTGGCTCATTATTTATGTATACATTTAAGACGTTTTTAAAATTAGTTCCTAATATAGTAAGAGTGCTACCGGCTGACACAGAAGATGGCGAAAAAGAAGTTATAGTTGGATTAGAAGCAATTCTATGCTGAATAACTTCGAATCTTTGATTCATTGGTGAAGATATAGAAGTATTTAAATTTCTTGAGTTTATTTTTCCAGTTACAGAAAATACTTCCATGACTAATCCTCCTGAATTAGCAGCTTCTAATCTTAATGAACAAGTTTGGCCATCGATTGGTAAAAACATTCCAGTCGAATCTGACACTATCTCCATTGATACTTGTTTTTTTCCAAATATAACTCTAGAAGGGGTTATTTCTAATAATCCAGTGCCAGTAGCTTGATAAAAAATAGGATTTATTTCCGAAGTGTAGTTATAAGTAGCTTGAATTGGAGAACCAATATCAACGAAAGGAGTATAATTAGTAAAAATTGAATCGCTAGCATTTAAATAATTAGGATTAGGATTTTCTATATTTGACGGTAGAAATTGTCCCATTAAAGCGTCAACTACTAATATTTCCGCATTAACTTGAATAGGAGAATTTGGTTGAAATGAGGCGCTATATGAACGGACATATCCAGAATTAAAATATAATCCACCAATATTACCTGAGAGAACGTAGTCGTCATCATCAAGGTATTGTTTTATTACATCATTTCCAGTTAAAAAATACGTTAATCTAAAAGAGCCATTTACAGCTCCATTTGGAAAATAGGAAAAACTATGTCTTTGCCCATCTAAATATAATGGAGACAAATCCGCAGAGGTATTTAAATCTAATTGATTGGCTAGAATGACCTCCGAATTTATCTTTGCTAAAATATTTTTATGGGAATAGAACATAACTATATAATTGATTCTGCTTGAACCGTAGTTTTTATAATATCATTGAATTGGACAGGAGTAGTACTCTTTGTTATCTTCATATTTTTAATTGATAACAAAACTTCATCTCCAGAAACATTTGACGTAGGTTCAAATCCGTCTTCTGAATCTCTATACTGTAATGAATTATAGCCTCTTATTTTTAAGTTTCCATTATTATTAAATATATCACTTATTAGCGTCCCTGAATAATCGACTGTATAAAAATTTTCAAAAGTAAAAGAAACAGTCCTAGAGATTTGACCGCATAAAACTTGTATTGGTTCTTTACTTCCTAATTTATAAATAGGATTCAAAGCTTTCGAAAACCCATATTCCGCAGCATAAAGATTAACATTGTATTCCGTAGATGAGTCATCCGCTATGGAAGTGCTCCAAGCATGTCCTATTTGACTCTCAGACGCAGATATGGACGAAGTAGCTCTATCAGTGCCAAAGCCAGAAATTTGACCAAATGAGACGAAAGAAACCGAGGCATTAATTATATTATTCGTTGAAATATTTATCTTGAAGTTCGATAGAAAAAATGAACCAGATATGTTAGAAACCTGAACCACTAATGGAGTTTGATTTTCTGTATAAAGCTGATTTGAATTTATTGAATTATTAACGCTTACAATTTCATTTAAAATTGGGTCGCTTAATATTTTAGGAGTATATTCAATAGTCAAATCTGTTTTTATTGGACCATTTGGAATCATAGTCCCATTTCTAGAACCAGCAGAAGATGAAGAAATTAAATTATTCGAATTTGATATAGTTACGCTTTGAGCTATTAATCCTGTAAAGCTATTTATAAAAACTCCTGCGTTTTGAAATGTAGTCATATTATCCTAAATATCTTTTGTAGACAACAGTCCTAGTATCTGGACCGTCAAGCGTTGATTGTTTTTGAGCGGAAACAAATCTCATTACCCCTAATGGATAAAAATTAACTGTTTGTCCGAGTTTATTTTTTAGACTAATAGCTATATCCTCATCTGAAGTTCTAAATGGATATCCTTTCATATTAAGAGCGTCAAAATCAGAATCTTCAAATTGCATTGTAAGATTTATCTCTATTGGTTTTCCAAGTAAAACATGATATGGAGTATCTCTCTTCAATCCATAAATTGGAATCCTTGGAACGTTAATAGAAAATTCATAACTTATTAATGGATTGGAAGTGACTTGGGAAAAGCTCACAGTGGCGCATCCTTGATGGATATCTTGGAAAAGGCCAGTTCCATCAAAAACTAATGAATTAATTTCATTTGTTATGTTAGATGGGTGCGTACTGCTAATCTTACCTATGTTTGAGAAAACTTGAAAATTAGCTTGTACTTGAGGAAGACCTCCTAATGAATACTGGTTAGAGTAAGACCCCATATAACCAGAAATAAAAGAATAATTATCTAAATACTTACTTTTTAAATTCTTTATTAAGAATCCATTTACTCCAATATTTCCAGTTAAATTAAAAAATGGGTCTGAACTAACCAAAAATGTGGATATATTAGCTTGTCCTACCTTATCTCCTTTAGGGGCAATTATCGTATTATTGCCTCCTAATTGAAAAATAGGAGCAGTTGGTAATTGAAAAGAGGTCTGGAAACTTTGCACCCCCGGCACAGGAACACCATTTACGAACAAATACTGTTCATAACCAAAATAGTTTTCCTTATTTACGCCTAGTGCCATATTATCATTAATGATTACACGAAATTTAGTGTAAATATTCAGAGGTATAAGGAAACATGTCAACCAGTATCTACAATATACAGAGTTGGGCTCAAAACACCCAATATAGAAAGAACGATATAGTAAAAAATGGTTCTACATTTTATTACGCTGGAGAAGACCATGTTTCTAGTTCTTCTCATGCTAATATAGACGTAACTATAGCGGCTAATCCAAGTCTTTGGGTAGGAACGGCTATTGACCCATATAACGGAGCTACAAAACCTCAATTCATTTGGACTCCATCTTACGCTTCTGAAGTTTCTTTGAGTCCTAGGGTTAAAGTCATAAAATTTGGAGATGGATACGAACAAAGAGTTGCGGATGGAATAAATAGTATTTTAATCAATATAGATTTATCATTTGATGGAAGGTCTATAGAAGAAACAACAGCTATCTTACACTTCTTTTATGAAAAAGCTAGCGTGAAATCGTTTTTATTCACTCCTTCTCCTCCACATAATTTAATGAAAAGATTTGTCTGTCGAAATTGGAGTCATCAAAATCCATTCTACAACAATCATATAATTAAAGCAAAATTTGAAGAAGTAGCCTCATAATGACAAAAACACAAGCACAATCTTCGATTAAGAAGTTAAATTCAGAGAGTTTTTCTTTAACTCCTTCGTCTATTATTACTTTATTTGAAATAGATGCGACAGATTTAGCATTAGATTCTGGTATTATAAATCAATCAGACGTTGATAATGGAGGATTAGTATTCAGAATACATAATAATATTAAGATTGGATTGACTAGTATTATTTGGAATGGAGAAGAGTATTTAGCCGCACCAGTAGCAGCAGAAGGATTCGAAACATCTTCTAAAGGAACGCTTCCAATTCCAAAAATGTCTATTTCAACTAATGACGATGGAATTCCATTTTTAGCTATTTTAAAAGATAAAATTAGACAATTAGATGACTTAGTAGGAGCTAAAGTTACTAGAATTAGAACTTTTGCTAAGTATTTAGACGCTACAAATTTCGTTGATAATAATATTCCAGAGAACTTCGACCCAGACCCATACGTAGAATTTCCAAGAGACGTTTATTATATAGATAGAAAAGCTAGCGAAAATAAATATGGAATAACGTTTGAATTAGCTTCTCTTTTAGATGTAGAAGGACTACAATTACCAAGAGGAATAGTGACGACTGATACATGTAGATTTAACTATAGAGGATGTGGATGTTTTTACGAATCTATAAGAAATGAAGCTGTTCACGGTAAAGCTACGGAATCTATATTGCCAACTGAAGCCCCACCAGTAGCAAATTCTAGAAATGAAAGAATTACTGATATTATAGGTGTTTCGTCTATTATAATGAAAGATAAATGGATAAAAGGAACCGTCTATAAAAAAGGGCAAGCAGTTTACATAGAAAAAAAAGGAATTAAATACTATTTCGTATGTCGAGTAGCGACAACAACAAATGCTCCTCCCGGAAGCGATTGGGTTGAAGACGCATGTTCAAAAACGCTAACTGGATGTAAACTAAGATGGCTATATAAAACAAGCCCATTTACCGTTAATGGGACTTTAATTAAAGGAGTATTACCATTTGGAGCTTATGCAGGAACAAATAAAGCTGCTGGATAAAATTAGCAAAAAAGATAAAGAAGAGTTTAGGCTTCAAGCAAGAGCTTTTGCTCCTGAAGAGTCATGCGGTTTGTTAATCGAGAAAGACGATGAAATACTTATTAAAATATGTAACAATGTCGCTGTTGACAAAACTAGAATGTTTGTTATTGATTGTAGAGATTATATTAAGTGCTCTAAGTTAGGAAAAATAGTTGGTTCTATCCACTCTCACGTAAATAAGAATAGTTACTTCTCTATTCTAGATAAAATGAACGCCGAAGGACTTAATATTTCACTAATCCTTTATTATAATAGAACTGGAGAGTTTTTTGAATATTCCCCATGTGGCTATAAAAATGATTATTTAGATAGGGATTTTAAATGGGGAGAAAGAGATTGTCTTTCTTTAGTTATTGATTATTATAAGAAAGAGTTAAATATAAATATAGGAGAAGTCTTTTCGGATAGAAGAAAGGATTTTTTCGCTAGACAAAGAGAAGCATTTTCTAAAAAAGAATATTTAAAAGTAATAGATAAAGAAGGATTTACTATAGTTAAAAACTTGAAAGATATCGAAATTCATGATATCATTTTTATGAAAGAATTCGAAGATAGCGAATTCCCAACGCATTTAGCTATACATTTAGGAGATAATTATGTTCTACATCAAGTAAGAGATTCTAAGTCTAGAATCGAATATTTAACTCCACAAATTAAAAATAGGATTGAATGTGTAATTAGACATAGGAACTTGATATGAGCAATTTGGTAAAAGTAGTATTACACGGAGAACTCGGCCAAAAATTTGGAGAAGAGTGGCTTTTATCTGTTTCTAGCGTATCAGAAGCTATCAACGCGATTCAAAATTTAACAGATGGCAAGTTTAATAAATTCCTACTTCAAAAAGAAAAAGCTTCTGTTAAATATAGAATATTAATTAATAATGAAGATTTTTTAACAGAAAAGCCTTTAGATGAGGACTCTACAATAGAGGATATTAAGAATACTAATCTTGTTATTAAAATTAATAATTTAA